TCGAACATCTTGTATTTCAACCTTCTGGTCATTATAGGACAGTTCTGGATAAATTGACATATCTCTTATTAATAGTAGTTAAAATAAGTCGCCTTATGCTTAAACTATTTTAATAAAATAAGGAATCAGTTTTTATTAATTAATTATTTATTAAGATTACAATAGGTCGATATCACTATTTTTATCTTTCATTATCTGTAATTCAATATCCGCTGTCGAAGCCGTCGAAGCCTTCGCCTTCGTATGTTTCAGTTTATGATATGCGTCTTTGAATAATGTTCCCGCATCCTTTACGGGAACTGGTAATGTCTCGCGGACTTCGACGGCTTCGCCATCTTCGCAGAAACGGTTTATCGTCGCGTCTTCTTTGAATCTGCGAGTAATCATCACAGGATGCTCGTATTTACTTATTAAATCCGAAATAAACACGTATCGGGCGATTGTTAAATGCGATTGGATTAATCGGGATTGGATTAATCGGGATTGGATTAATCGGGATTGGATTAATCGGAATAGGCTATCGGTAAGTTGTAAATAATAAGACTTGTTCGTATATTTAATACACGACGATAGAATGTCATTTCGACGCGTCTCCATATATGTTTTGAGTAATTCAATAATCCCGATGATAACCTTGCTGTCGTCTGCGTATCTTTCTTGAACGGATAGACTTATCAAGCATTTTATAAAATAGTCATTGATGTTTGCGAGTATGATTTCGACTGCCTTCTTTGTTATAAAATATTCGTCCATATTCTTATTATTGTTGTTATTATTTATATAATCATTTTGAATCTAAAAGGTAATACGGGTTTTCGTTAAGCAATTTCTCATGCAACTCCAATTCCTCACACTCCTTATTATATTTCTCTATCCGTGATAAACAATATGAAAAAAAACCAGTAAAAAACTTACAAATGTAAGAATCACACATATACAAAGTTCGAAATCTCCTTACTCCTTGAATCATTTTTATTTTTGGCGTAGGGCGTTCCCTTGCTCGTAATACCGCACAACAACCCTATTATAACGGTTGCCTGTCTCTACGTTATCAAAGGCACGTTCTTGCGGATAGCAATTGTTGCTTCGATATCCCTTTATGCTATCCTTTGTAAAAGGCAATGCGTCTTGGATAACGATTTTATATAAAAGTTTGGTGGTTCGCTCGTCATACTTGGCTCGAAGCAACTGTGCGAACTGTGCCGTATCCTTTCGCATAATTGCGTAGAGTTTATCGATAGATATTTTGTGTTGCTTCGAATACCAAACGTTGTTTTGATATATTCGACGTATGCGATTGATGTCGTCCCATACCGAATGGATACCACAAAGTTGAATACGCGAGGAACGGGTTTGTATCAACGTCTTCTTTCCGATACTCTGTAATGTTGGTAATATAAAGATGTTAGGGGCATTATCTAATATATAATCTAAATAATAATGAAACTGTCCTTGTGGAGCGGTAGCTGCGTTAGCAAGTAAATCAATGACATTTAGAGACTGAACCATCACACGAATACAATATGCGTAGGGGTATTTTACGCCACCATAGGGCATCTCATATACATTATTTTTACAATATTGTTTTCCATATCGATATATGACGTTCTCGTTCTTTACATTGAAGAATCCCTGATGATTCGCGTCTGTTATCTTTGATATCGTGTTTTTTGGCGGACATTTATCGATTGTGATATCGGTACATAGGGTCTCCTGCGAAGCATTCTTGATACTATGTATCGTTTGGGTGATGAGCCTCCGCATCTTCGTATTGGTTGTATAGCGGTTATCTTTGTAATAAGAAAGTATGTCTGCGATACAATCGAGGGCGTTTTTAATCTCGGGAAAAGAGAAGTTCGCATTGCCCGTCGCACGGTATCTTCTCTGTAAATCCTTTTCGGACACGGGCGTCGCTTTTCGTTCCTTTATCCGATATTTGCGAATGATTTTGGCAATCGCTAAATGATACATACTATTCTAAACTCTAATAGAATATAAAAAATGATATATAAGGCTAAATAAGATATCGCATATATTCATCGATGACTGAGTATATTCAATCAGATACCACGCAGTTTGTTGGGGGTGTTGATGAAGTCGCCAGAGGCACGTTTATCGGTCCCGTTGTAGCGGCGTGTGTTGTATTACCGCACGTATTCACAGACGATACGTTTAAAAAAATCAAGGATTCTAAAACGTTGAGCGAAAAAAAGCGGACTGAATTGGCACTCTTTATTAAGGATAATGCGATAACGTTTGGTATAGGCACGGCGTCCGTCGAAGAAATCGATAGTATCAATATATTACAGGCTACGATGAGAGCGATGCATCGTGCGATTGACGAGGCATATAAAAAGCATAGTTTCGAAAAACTATTAATCGACGGACAGTATTTCAAAGGATACACACCCCCGGGGATGGACAATACGATTCTCGATTATGAATGTATCCCGAAAGGCGACAAGCATTATTTGTCGATTGCGGCTGCCTCGATTATTGCGAAAGATTACCACACAACCTTGATAAACGCGATGGTCGAAGAACATCAAGAACTTGTGGTATATGATATTAAGAAAAATAAAGGATATGGGACACCGAAACACTTGGCTGCGATTCGCACACACGGGATTACGAGTTTTCATAGACGAAGTTTCGGAATCTGTAAATATATATAAGACGAACTAATATATAATATAGGGAGACGACGAAAGGAGGATGACGAAAGGAGGATGACGAAAGGATGACGGGAGGCGGTGGGGGGGCGTCTATTTACATTTTAGGGAACTCCACGATACCCCGCATTGCTTGGCATAATCACAACTAACCTCATTTTTCTCCTTTGTATCCTTGTCTAACACACCTAATACTTGCGGATATACGACATTACATATTAAAGGTGCGTCTCTTACATAATTCGTTTTGGCGTCTTCCACGTTCGCGGGTCCTGTCCCGCCGACTGTTGCTCCGACTAAATAAGTAGCCGCTGCGATTTTGAGAGTCTCCATATCGGCTGCGTCATTTATTTTGTTGTAAGTTGTCGAACCATACGCACCTGTAAATTGAGCATAATTTTTAAGGTTTTGGTATGTCGTCGAACCGCTACCCGTCGTGTTTTTCACAATATAGTCAGGTGTCAATGTGCTTTTATCTTGTTTCGTGTTATGGGTGGCTGCGGACACAGATGATTTAAACCCTGCCATATATTGAGGGGTTAATGATGGGTCTAAGGCATTTTTCATTTTCAAAAGGTCTTTCGTATCCCCATATACCTTGGGGTCATATACGCAACGATACTGTATATTCGCATTTTTTGGTTTGACGATAGAGGGGATAAAAGTGCCTTTTGAAGTATTAGCAGGGACATTATTCGATATAATCGCCGCTTTATTCGGGTCTGAAACCTTTTCTAATTTCCAAAAGTCCGGACACATAAGACTGCTATCACTGTCAAAATCCGTCCCCACCTTACGCGGTTTAATCGAGAATATGGCGTTTAATAGATAGATGATGATGATGAGCGAACCCAAGATATATGTGATGACGGCGGGTGCGAACTTATCGTATATGAACTCCTTGCCCCACTCCGTGAATAATATGACAATGAGTAATATAAGGGCGGATAACCCATATACAATACATACCACAAACGTGCCTTTGTATAACTCCATCTTTTCTTGCTCGAATAATCGAAGTTCCCTGTCATTTGGCTTCCACTCCTTCGATTCTATATCTGACATTTATATTCTATTATTCTATAATATAATATAATATAAATAATAACATAACATATCCTATCCTATAACTTCGTGATTTCGAGAGTCCGCAATCCCTTCTGCGTTGTTAAGTTCGGTCTATCCAAGGGAACAGGGAGGGTGCTAATATCCATAATGTATTTGTCGGATTGCTTGATATTGGAAAGTATTTCAGGGACGCACCAATCAATCACCCGCGTATTCAAGTCGAGAACCTGTGCCTTCACGTTATTCGTGGTGTTTTTGCCGTGTTGGAAATAGATAGAACGCATTATGATTTTCAAGTCAATGTCGCTTTGCTTTCCGATGTTATATTTGCCGTTGGATAGATTGAGTATCTTGTTGCGAATACCGACTTGTAATAAATCGACGTTGGTGTCCGAAAAAAAGATAGCCGACACATCTGTGCAATTCATATTCCGCGATATGAGATTCGTATTGTTTTCCGTCGTGTTCTCTGGCGTAGCCTTAAACTTGTATCCCGCAACCTCCGAAATCGCATTCACACGTCCATTTAAAAAATCCATTATGTTTATATTTATATCTTCTTAATATATATAATTATTTTCATTTTATATAGTAGTAAGAACAAATGGATAAATGTAAGGAAATAACATTCTGTGCGAAAGAACTATTACGAACGCATCGGCTACGTGTTAGCGACGCAAACAAGAAAGAGGTGGTCGCCTTGCTATCTGACTATATCGACTTGCTAATCTTTAATATTGTAGCGGTCGTATCGATTATTTGTGCGAATAACGGCGTGAAGAAGGTGATATTACAGCATATTCATTATCTATCAAAGTATATCGACAAGAGATGTTGTAAGAAGTCCGCGAAGTCCGCTGCGAAGCCAAGAATGAGTGGCGGGGCGTTCAATACCGCCGCATTTTATGGAGTGAGTGAGCCTCGCTATTCCGTCGAAAACGTAGGAAGAGATTTGCTAACGATTGACTTTACAAGCGGGGCGGCACGAAATGCTATCCCGATGATGGGTGGTGGTGGCGGTGGCGGCGGCAACGGTCATCCTCACTTGAAGACACCTTCGTGTATCAAACTGGACAAGATAATAATGCGTAAAATCAAGAATGTCTTCAAGTTCTTTGGGTTGGCGGTGAATAAGGAAGCGGTCGAACATCTCAAAACGAAATACGACACGATTATCGAAGAACTCTTCGAATGTATGAAGAAGGCGAAGGGAGAACTAACCCCTGCGAAGGTTTCGCAATTCATCAATAAATCGAAGATTATGAAAAAAAATTGATATAAACTATACAACTGTATAACGATACAAAGATGCCGATTATCACAATTGACGGAAATATCGGTTGCTACAAAACGAGCATTCTAAACTACTTTCATAAGAACTTTAAACTCGCGATTGACTTAGAGCCAGTCGATAATTGGACGGAGTATTTGGCGAATCTCTATAACACGCAGAATAGCAGTTATGATTTTCAAATCAAGGTATGGGTGGATAGGTGTTGGATTCAAGAGAAGACAAGCACCTCGGTATTAATGGAGCGAAGCCCTTACTTTATCAAGAATGTTTTTGTGCGAAAGGCGTTTGACGACAAGACGATAAATGAGGCGGAATACGATAATATTATGCGACTCCATAAGACGACAGACGATTTGTGGAAACCGAACGGATACATTTATCTTCGCTCTGAACCCGAGAAATGCTTCCAGCGTATTAATAAGCGAGGACGGTTCGCGGAGAAGAATATAAGGCTCGAATATTTACAGGAATTACACGAACTTCACGAAAAAAATTATAAATTGGCGATGGAAGCACGAATGAATATTATTGTGATTGACGTAGAGAACAAGAGCATATCGGACATTTGTAATGAGATACTATCGACGAACCTCTACAACGAGATTGTATATTAGAGTGCCTTAAATCCCATTACAGCGGATGATGGGTGCGTCCGTTCCCAAGAACACGCTATAATAGAGACGCTCATAGTTTTCATACACTGCCGAAGGGGACGAACTGTGAATCAGCCTCCGATTATTAAATATAAGCAGGTCATTCATTTCCCATTCGATTTTAACAATGTTATCCTTGTGTAGAATGTATTTACTCATAATCTCTCTGTATAGGTCGAAACTATCCTCGCACGACATCTTGTCAAACTTGGCAAACCTGAAAGGCGACAGCATCAATGCCTTTTTATTTTTACATTCGTCCGTATAGATTACGAGCGGTTCTCTGTGAATGATGGTCGTTCCTGTGTTTGGTGGCGACGGCATTCGCCGCATTTGCGTATCAATCACGGTATTCATATTCACGCGGTTATACCCCGTGTAATCGTAATACGTATTCATTACGCTTTCTTCGGAGTTGGAATAGACGACATTAAAATCCTTCAATTCCTTTTTCAAACCGCAATCCATCATATCAAATGCCGATTCCATACTTGCGAACAACGTCTCACCGCCGATGGGTGGCGTTTTAAGCATATAGATACTCGAAACGATGGGCGGTCGGTGTTCGCCAACACCCACGATGTCTTGATGCCATACCGCAGTATTTTTAAATGGTCCGCTATATTTGAGTGTTATATCTTTCAATCCATAGAGGTCTTTGATATAACAGTTCCCGCGAATGGCAACCTGAGGGACATAATCAACTTGCGAATGACGAAACGGATGAATCACCCTATCATTGCTCTTTGGGTCAAAGACTTTACAAAACTCATACAAGTCTTTCGGGGTTAGATTTTGATTTTTAAACAGTAGCATCGGGACGGACTTAAACAACTTTGACAACTCGCCCTTGTCGAACTCATTCGCCCGTTTCACATCGATATTACTGATTACCGCCAAGTTTTTATGAAATGTCGGAAAGGATACTTTCAAAGAATGCGTAGGATGCGTATAATGTATCAGTATCGCAAACAGTATCATACCATACGCCGACGACACTATATAATCCGCGTAATGTAGAAAGCGAATACGGTGTTCGATACGAACGTCGCGAGAAGATAATGTTTGATGTCTGGTCATTCTTGTTTATTATTCTTATTCTTAAACAAAACTTATAAAAAGAATCTATCAATTTTTTTAATCAAAAATATAATACTATAATAGAAATATGAAATATCATGATGCATTAAAGGTTTATAATAAAGGGAAAGCGAAGTGGTGTTATCCACAAAAAGGCACAGAAGATTATAAAAAGGTTCTTGCGATTATGAAAGGGAACTTGAAGTCTCCTCCGAAGTCTCCTCCGAAGTCTCCTCCGAAGTCTCCTTCACCTTTGAAGTCTCCTTCACCTTTGAAGTCTCCTTCACCTTTGAAGTCTCCTTCACCTTTGAAGTCTTCTTCGAAGTCTTCTTCACCTTCGAAGTCTTCTTCGACGTCTTCTTCACCTTCGAAGTCTTCTTCGACGTCTCCTATCGTCAAGTCGCTAAAAAGAGTATCCTCTGTATCGCCCAGAACTAAGTTCTATAACGCAATTATTATTCAGCGTTTCCTTAAAAATAAATTGACTCTTACTAAATATAATCTTGATACGCGAGTCCAACGCTATAATTTTATAAGGAAACGTTTAGAGGTTATGAAATCAGAAGAATGTCTAAAAAAGAAGATGTTTGGGAATAAAGTAGGTTATACAGTTGCAGGAATTGTCAATTTAGAAAAGAAAATAGGAAGCAATAGTGTTTTTGGAACTATATATCTTACAAGTATGCCTGACCTTTTAGGAACATATCCAATCGCAAGTAAAGTAATGGTCGCTTCACAAAATAATGAAAGTGAAACAATGATGAACGAATGGATTACAGAGAAGTTGATTGTAAAGAAGCAAACCAAACACTTTGTTATGATGTATAAGAGCACAAAATGCCCCCCTCAAAATATAAAAGTTAATAATCTACTTAAAAATGAACAATTAGTGAATTATAACGAATTATGTAATGGAGATTTAAGTTCTTTAATGAAAACAGATGATAGGAACGATGAAATGCTAATGATAAATATGGCATATCAGGTGATAATCGCAATAGCAACATATCAACATAGAGTAGGATACCGTCATCACGATTGTCATCACGGTAATATTTTGTATCAACTAAATACTGAAAGTGGATACTATCACTATATCTATAATGGATTAGACTTCTATATCAAGAGTTGTAAATACAATATGTGTATATTTGACTTTGGGATAAGCGAACCTATGTCGGAAACAGACAATGGGTTTGGGGATTATAGTAGAATACTTCCGTCTTTTGTAAGTCATCAAACCTACGGAGATATTCAAGGAGTTGTGAAAGCGAATGTTAATATGAATATGTTTATGATTATGACAAGGGTGCAACGAATAATCGATAAATTAAATAAAAATGCTAAAACTGATAAAAGTGCTAACACTGACATATTCCAAGAAATTATAGATAATGTTTTCAAAACCTTCAAACCAGAAAATAATGTATTCACAACTAATAAACCCGCAAATATATTGAACAGGATTCCTTTTATTATTAATAAAGTAGATGAATATCCCAATATTATTTTCAAGCAAACTTAGATATCTAATAATTATGATTTACATACAATCCCCTTTGTAATTCGCGGTAATACTTCGCGTCCTCGCCGTCCTCTCCGTCTTCGCCGTCTTCGCCGTCCTCTCCGTCTTCGCCAAGCAGACTATGTAAATATGGGTAGATGGCGTTTGACAACTTGATAGACGCCTCCGTAGGTTCTGTGCTTGGTATGTTGGGGACGCAGTAAATACTCGTATTACAATATTTGATGAACGGGTTTCGCAAAGTCGTCGGCACAGATTGCTCTGTCGTCCCTCCTTGGTCTATCGCAACATCCATAATGATAGAACCAGTATGCGACATCATATCCAAAAGTTTATTCGTAATAATACTGGAAGCCTTCCTACCGTTCGTATAGATAGACGAGATGATAATATTCGAAAATATCAATGTCTTTTTCAAGTTTCGCTCATTCATTTCAAATGCGGTGTAGATGCTCGGGTTGCTTCGCTCAATGTTCTTAATCTTCTCATAATCATTGTCGATTAAATTGATGTATTTATACCCCAAGAGAATCGCCTGTTCCGCCGCCGCCTTCCCAACATTCCCGACACCGATGATTGTTATGATGTTATACTTGTTCCTTTTTCCGTCTCCCTTTAAGTGGTCGTCGGCTTTCAGCATCGCCTTCTTTCCTGAGATAATAGACATTGGCGACAATATAGGATAGACACCGCAGTCGTCTTGGATAGACTCGTAGGCATAACATTTCGCCCGACTCGCTATCATCGCGTGTATCAAATCGATGTTTCCAGCAAAGTGAAAGAACGCCAGTATCGTATGCCTCGAAGTGATATAAGGAAACTCGGCGGGTTGCGGTTCTTTCACCTTCACGATGATATCGGCATTTTCATATATATGTTTTAGAGTCTCCACGATAACCGCTCCCGATGCCATATAGTCTGCGTCGCTATACCCTGCTTCTTGCCCTGCGTTCGCTTGGACGTAGATGGCGACAATGGCGTCTGCGTTGCCGTCGCAGAGGAGACGCTTAACATCGTTGGGGACGATAGAAACTCGACGCTCGAACTCTTTCTGTTCTTTTGGGATACCAATGCGATACATTGTGATTGTTTTCTTTTTCTTTTCTTTTATAGATTTATATCGATTTTATATTTATATGTAATTTCATATTTTTGCCAAAGTGAAAGAACGCAAGTATCGTATGCCTCGGGGTTATATAACGGCTCTCTGACGGATGTGGTTCTTTCACCTTCACGATGATATCGGCATTTTCATACACTTCATTTATTGTATTCACGATAACCGCTCCCGACGCCATATAGTCTATGTCGCTATACCCTGCTTCTTGCCCTGCGTTCGCTTGGACGTAGATGGCGATATTGTTGCCATTATCACATAGGAGACGCTTGATATCGTCGGGAATAATCGAAACTCGTTTTTCATCCAGTTCTTTCGTAATACCAATGCGATACATTTATAGATTTATATCTGCTTTATATTTATATGTAAATAGGCGTTTGGCTTGTCATATTCGCTAAGGCTTCTTGGATAATCTTTCTATCCGTTCCGCAATACGAGGAGATTTCGACTTCATTTTTATAAAACTTAAAATAAGGAATCGAGGATATATTATGATGGTCGCTCACTTCGTTCGCTTCTTCAATGTCTATTTTTAAAAACTGAATGGTAGGATAAGCAACCGTTAATTCTTCGACAAAGGGCGAAATCTCTTTACACGGCTTACAGAAGGACGCCGAGAAGTTCGCGACGACATAATAATTATTCTTTATATACTGAGAATACTCGTCATTCGTTTTAACAACATTCATATATACTTATCTTTTATTGTTATATAGAATTAAAAATATTTCATAATTTTCGCACATTCATATAAAAAATTGATTCTTTAAGATACTTATAGATACTTAACTTACGAATGCCTGTGAAGAAGAAAGCCGTTGTCGCCGTTCCTGATGCCGTTGTTGCTCCTGCCGCTCCTACCGCTCCCGAGAAAACCGTTGAGGACAAGTATAAGAAATACGAACTGCTCGAACATATCTTGGCTCTTCCCGATACATATATCGGCTCTATCGAACCTCAGAAGATAACGAGTTTCATCTATGATGATGCGACAAAAAAGATGGTTTCGGAAGATTTAACCTATATCCCCGGGTTGTTGAAGATATTCGACGAGGTGATTGTGAATGCGATAGACCACTCGATGCGTCTTCGTGCGGATGAAGCGAAAGCCGCGAAGACGGATATCAAGCACGTCAAGAATATCAAGGTATCGATTGACAAGGAGACGGGGCGTATCACAATTATGAATGACGGAAACGGCGTCGATATCAAGAAGCACAGTAGTTATGGCGACTTATGGATACCTGAACTTATCTTTGGGGAACTCTTGACATCTACGAATTACGACAAGGGCGAAGAGAAGATTTGGGGCGGTAAAAATGGCTACGGTAGCAAACTCACAAACATCTTTTCAAAGGAGTTTGTAATCGAGACGGTCGACCACAATAGCAAGAAGATTTACACCCAGACGTTTAGCGACAATATGACAAAGCGAACACCTGCGGACGTCAAAGCCTCTTCGAAAGTCCCCTACACGCAAATCAGTTTTATCCCCGATTATGAAAGGTTCGGTATGAAGAATATGACAGACGACATCTACAAGTTGTTTCATCGTCGGGTGATTGATGCGTGTGCGACAACCCCGAAAGACGTTAGCGTATATTTCAATGGCGAAAAGTTGATGATTAAGGACTTTGAGAAATACTGCGAGTTATTCTTGGATAAGAAAGAGCAACCCTTCGTATATGAGGCGTGTGGCGAACGTTGGGAAGTCGTCGCTTCCATTTCGAGTTCAGGGTCTTTCGAGTTCCTGTCGTTTGTCAATGGGATTAACACTATCAAGGGTGGCAAACACATTGAATACATTACCAATATGATTACAAAGAATCTTGTGGATATGACACTTGCGAAGAAGAAGAAAACCGTCAAGACACAGCATATTAAAGACAATCTCTTTGTATTTGTGAAAGCGTTGATTGTGAATCCGAGTTTCGATTCGCAAAGCAAGGAAACCCTAACGACGCCAGTTGCGAAGTTTGGTTCGAAGTGCGAGATGAGCGAGAAGTTTTATGATAAACTGTTTAAGATTGGGATTGTCGATAAGGCTCTCAGTATAACCGAGTTTTACGACAAGAAAAAGTTGGTGAAGACGGACGGCAAGAAACTATCGCGGATTATCGTCCCGAAACTGGATGACGCGAACTTTGCGGGAACAAAGCAGAGTGCCGAATGTACCTTGATTTTGACAGAGGGAGATTCAGCGAAAACGATGGCAATCGCGGGACTCAGTGTGATTGGACGTGATAAATACGGCGTGTTTCCTTTGCGTGGTAAGATATTGAATGTGAAGGACGCGACACTACAAAAAATCACGGACAATCACGAGATAACCGCCATCAAGAAAATTATGGGACTTGAACAGAATAAGAAATATACCGATTTGAGCCAGTTGAGATATGGTTCGATTATGATTATGACAGACCAAGACCACGACGGTAGCCACATTAAGGGGCTTATCTTTAACATCTTTCAAAGTATGTGGCACGAACTCTATGCGATACCCGGATTCCTTACATCGATGCTAACGCCAATCATCAAGGCGACGAACAACCGAGGCACGGAGGCAGCGACAGCGGCAGTGATTGAGTTTTACAATATGTCGGATTACGAGCGTTGGAGTGAAACTGACGTTGCGAAGAATGGTTCGTGGAAAATCAAGTATTACAAGGGGCTTGGCACATCGAACGACCAAGAGGCGAAGGAATATTTTAAGAATATGAAGAAGATAACCTATACATACGACAAGGACGCTGACGAAGTGATTGACTTGGCGTTTAATAAGAAGAGGGCGGACGACAGAAAGGATTGGTTGGCGAACTACGACAAGGACAATGTGTTGGATTACAAGAACCTTGACGTCGATTTCAAGACGTTTGTAGATAAGGACTTGATTCATTTCAGTAATCGCGATTTACAGCGTTCTATCAATCATATTTGCGACGGACTCAAAGAAAGCACACGGAAAATCTTGTTTGCCTGTTTCAAGCGTCGGCTATATACGAATGAAATCAAGGTCGCTCAGTTATCGGGGTATGTGAGCGAGGTATCCGCGTATCACCACGGAGAAGCGTCGCTACAAC